ATCAATATATGAAGTAGATAATACAAGAGATTTAGATAAACCTATCAGCAACGCAACGCAAACCGCACTCGATGGAAAACTAAGCTTTACGAATATTGCCGTAACTAATTTATCCGACAGCTCGACGGTTACTCATAATTTAAATACGACAAAAATTGACGTTAGTTTTTTTGTTTTAAATAGAGAAAACAATCAAATAAATTGGCATCCTGATACAAATAACACGATAAAAATCTATTTGCCTGTTCGAGATAAAACAACTCAAAAAAAATTTACTGGCGAAGTTTTTATAGCTAAAAGACAATAATATGAAAAATTTACTTTTTGTTTTTCTACTCTTTACAACGGTTTGTTTTGCACAAAGAGAACGAAAAATAATCTTTGATGCAGACACAAAAACACCTGTTGATTCGGGGTATTATGGAATTGGAATCGTTGATAATCAGCCTTATTTGATTAATCACCGTAAAGATTCTGTAAAGTTTAAAATGGAATATCCTTATGTACGTGCGTGGAATACAGGAAAAGACCAGAACATTACGCTAACCAAAAATCACCCAACGTTGATTTTTTGCGTAAAGGATTCTGTAAACTTTATATTGCCTTCGGCCAGCGACACGACAAACCGATATGTTACTTATGACATTCGATATTTAGGCTTTAGGGGCGGAACAGGCACAAACAAATACGTTCCGTTTGACGCAACAATGCGAATGAGTTTTTCTGATAGCGTAAGGTATTATAATCCGAGCGACAAGGTAACTTATCGAACAAAAGTATTAGACCATCTAAGCTTAAATAGTTGGTTTCGATTATTCCAATTTCGGGCATTAAGTTTGGAAATTATAGCAAATAAATGGTATCTCACACTAAAAGATTTTGATTACTGATGACAATTTACCCTGACATAAATGAGGTTGAATATCTTAGGGCAGACACAAATTATACTGTAATTGTTCGTATAGATGGTAAAAAAGTAATAAGCGGATATAACCTCAAAAAAGTCATGCAATTGCACTATCAAGATTTTATACGTGTAAATCGGGCTATTGCTGTAAACCCTGCAATGATAAGCGAAAAAACAGAAAATCAAATAACATTAATAAATCAAACATTCACAATTTCAAGACGAAGAAGATGAAAGCACTTATTTTAATACTCATGAGTTTTGTTGCTTTTGCACAAAAAGACACGACAATTACTACAAAAAGGGTTGTTGTTTTGGATAGCGTTTACTACGTTCAAACAACTACAACGACCGTATCGCATCAACTTTTAAACGCTAATTTGCTCAAACAAGTTGAGGATATTGAGCAGGAAGAGGCTCGTAAAATAAAAGAAAATACCGAAAAAAGAGCCGAGCGAAGAGAAATAGTAAGGCTTGTACAGCAGGCGTTAAGACAAGGGTATAAACCCAAATCTGACAATAGTTATGACGATGCAATTAACTCACGAATATTAAACAAAATCAAAAAAGAAAAGCTATGAAAATACTATTAATTATATCATTCGTTCTCATTTCATTGATGAGTTTTACGGTTGCTCCTGTTCGCACGGTTTCGGCAAATACGACAATCAGCACAAGCGACAATGATGGATTTGTTATTAACACGGGTGCAGCGGTTACGTTTACATTAGGAACGGTTTCGAGCGGTTTTACTTGCACAATTGTAAATCAAGGTACGGGTAATGTTACCCTTTCTTCGGCGGTTACTGTAGCGAACGGGCAAACAATTACTATCATACCCAAAACCGCAAGCGGAATAGAACCAGGCATTGTTGGTAATTCTATTAGACTAATTTACGACGGCACAACATGGAGGGCAACAAAATGAAAATAAGCAAAGAAGGATTAGAACTAATCAAGGGCTTTGAGAAGTTTATGGCGAAGCCTTACATAGATGCGGTTGGAGTTGTTACAATCGGCTACGGTAATACTTATTACCTTGATGCTCGAAAAGTAACGATGCAAGACCCAACACTCACCGAGCAACAAGCAAGTATATTGCTATTAGCAACATTCGAGAAGTATTTTGCAAAGTTTATACCGCAAGATGTGAATCAAAATCAGTATGACGCAATGGCTTCTCTGATTTATAATATTGGTGCTGGAGCGTTTAATGGTAGCACGTTACGCAAAAAGGTAACTGCAAACCCAAGTGATGCCAGTATTGAACAGGAGTTTTGGAAGTGGAACAAAGGCCGTAAAAATGGGCAGTTGGTTGAACTGAGAGGATTAACGATAAGACGAAAAAAGGAATCAGAATTGTATTTTAAACAGATAATCTAATGTTTACAAAATTAAAACTTAAAATTATTCTTGGTGTCGTTGTCGTGGCGGTTGGGATATTTGTTGCTCGGTATTTGGACAATCATTCGTTTGTAAGTGATAAGTTTATTAAGAAGAAAGTTGATTCAATTGCAACGCTAAAAAAAGTAATAATCTTGAAAGATTCTTTGCTATTTGACTGCAACCAAAACGGCGATGTAAGCACACAACAGCTACGTGAAGCACAGATTGTAATAGCCGAACTAAACAAGCAGGTGAAACAAGCTAAAAGCAACTGCACGCAAGCAAATGAAGCTATTGCACACTACGAAGCTAACGATTTGATACGCTATTTTGTGTATGATAGACGAGGATTGTTTAAAATCGGATGCTACAAAGAGGTGTTTGAGAAACCTAAAAATATTTGCAAATAATAAAATAAATATTACGCAATGTATTTATTTGTTCGTGCGTTCGGGTGGCTAAAAAACTAAAATATGAGCAACGTATTTGCTATTTATCGGGAGAAAGTTATTGAGGTTTTGATGCAAAATCAAGACCTTAACGATACGCAGGTTGCTAAAAGAGTAATTGAGCAGGTCAGCGATTTGGGGGAAAATCATCAACATTTTGTAACGCTACGAAAGCAAATAGGAAGAAACCGCAAGGCGATATTAGACGAACACGAAGGCGTTTATACTGCTACTGAAAGTATTGATGTGCCGAATAGTGCAATGAAGCATTTATGGTTTAAGACAAAGGAAATTTCAGCATTTGTAAAAAATCCGAATTACGTTGATGCTCAGGAACAAATTATAAAAGACCTTGATTTTACTTCTTTTTATAAGGATGTCGTAAAACCAGTTGAGGTTAAAAAAAAGAAAAAGAAAGTAGGTTTTTTTGATAGATTAGTTTACACCGATACGCATATCGGCATGAATGTAAACCCCGAAGGGAATAGTTTGTACGGTGGTAAGTGGGATGCTGAGGAGTTGTTTGAAAGACTGAAAACTATCATAAATCACGTTGTAAGGCATCAAAAATCTAACGTCTTATACATAGACGACTTGGGCGATTATATGGATGGTTGGGACGGTCAAACTGCACGAAAAGGACACGATTTGCCACAAAATATGTCTAATCAACAGGCGTTTGATTGTGGAATTAGTTTTAAGGTGCAAATGGTGGACGAGTTGATTAAGTACTACGACAAAATAATCATTCACAATATTTGTGTAGATAATCATAGTGCGGACTTTGGGTATATTGTTAATAGTGCGTTTAAGGTAATTGTTGAGTTGAAATATCCGAGCAATGTAATTGTAGAAAATCAACGGAAGTTTATTGGCCACTACAAAGTTGGAAATTTCACTTTTATACTTACACATGGGAAGGACGATAAAAACTTGAAATTTGGGTTTAAACCAAAACTTGATGACGTTCACGAAAAAAAGATTAATGAATATATTGATGTTAATTACCTATTTAGGCAGGGAATCACGATTGAATTTTCTAAGGGAGACAGTCATCAATATTTATTTGATAACACCCCATCTAAATTCAATTATTACAACTACCCTGCTCTAAGCCCCAGTAGCGATTGGGTGCAGACAAACTTTGCAAGAGGCAAGTCGGGCTTTGTATTTTTTAACTACACGGAAAATAGCAAAGAAACTAAGGAATATTTATTCGATTGGAAAACATAAACTATAAATAAAATGCATCAAAATTTTTCTAACGAAAGCCCCGTGCTGATAGTCGGGATTTCAAACATACTTTTTATGATTCTTAATTCGCATTTTATTTCTATGCAGAACTTTTCCATTTCGATAACTATCATTGTCGGTCTGTACGGACTACTCAAACAAATTGAAAAAGACGGTGGATTCCGCATATACTTACAAAACTGGATAAATTTTAAGAACCTTTTTAAACCGAAGAAATAATGTCTCGAAAATATTTTAAATGGCTCTCCGATGATTTGTATGCATTTTTGGTAACGCTAAAGAAATGGTATAACACAGCTCTTGGGGTCGGAACTGTTACAACTGGAATCATTATCGACAACGCAGGCGTTAATATTGTTGATTTGATTCAGCCGAAAGTTCTGGTGATAATATCAGCGTTTTTTCTGTTTTTAGGCTTTTTTTTGGAAGGCTACAAGAAAGATAATTTTGATTGATGTAAATGAAAAAAAGCCTTGAATGT